CCCCGCCGCCAGATGGTGGAGAAAATATAGAAGTAACAGGTGAAGGAGGAAATTAAATATGGCATTTTTTAAACAGTTTCCAGTAATATCATATAATACTTTATCTGATGGTATTATCAATGATGTGATTGATATCTTTCGTCATGTAGATGTTAATGAAGTATTAATTGATAATGCATCTACATATACTTTTTATGAGATAAAGAATGGAGAAAGACCTGATACAGTGTCAAGTAGATTATATGGGACACCTGATTATTATTGGACATTCTTTGTCACAAATGATTCTCTTAAATCTGGTCTTAATTCATGGCCGATGGAATACAATCAACACAAGTCATGGATTGATCAAGAGTATGGTGATTATTCTGTATTAATTTTTGCTCCAATTCAAAAGAGAGTAATAATTGACGGTGAAGATACTCTAGAACATATCGATTATATGGGTGGGTTAGATTTTACTAACGTTGAGATTATCGATGAAGATAATAATAGTGCAGAGATTTTAAAATATGATATCAATTCCCTACAACTCTGGGTACATGATGTATCGAGTACATCTTTCTTAGCTAAAGATAAATTCAGACTTCGGTATAAAGAAAATCCATATCAAGGTGAAGAATATGAAGAGTTTGAAAAACAAAGACTTGACTGGTTAAAGAGTATATATCTTTGGACGCAGAAAAATTATCCAACCTCTTATTATTCTTTTACTCTTAGAGATTTAGAAGAAGATGGGATCGTGTTTGATACACCAGAATATTATGAATTATTTTATACTGAATATTTCCAGTCCATTATTTTTGAAAGTAGAAAAGTATTCGCAAAAGCTTATAATGCTCCGAAATTTTATTTAGATGCTGACATTGAAGAAAATAGTATTATCTCTGGTTTCCAAGCATATAATTTAGAATATGATCTTTCTGAACTTGAGATAGAGCCTTATATGAGAGGACAGCTTGAGGAATATGAAGAGGTTTATTCATCCTTTACAAAGGGATTAGTGACTGATGTGACAAATGATACATATACCAATACATATACAAGTGGTTCATATTTCATTTATAGACCAAATCCTATATCTACTAGTATTTCGTATTTAGAATATGAAGAAGAGAAAAACTTTGAAAGAAGAAAAATAAGAATTATCCGAAAAGAAGTCATTGACGATTTTGTTGATAGATATAAAGAACTTATTAAATCATAATGCCATCTTCAAATATAAATGTTTTAGAACAAGGTTCTAAGAAAGCACCAACACCAGATTCTTTCAACTGTAAAGAAATTCTTATTAGAAATTATAAGGGTGTAGAAAAGGATATTCGCAATCTTGTTGTCAAATTCACTATTAGCGAAAGTCTATACATGAATAGTATAGTTGCTAAATTTGATATTAATGATTCCGCTAATTTCTTTGAAGAATTTCCAATTACAGGACAAGAAACCATACAGTTAAAGTTGGAAAGAAAATCTGCTTTTACGACGGGAGAGCCTGTTGAAATAATTGATCTTTTCTTGTTTGTTACTGAATATCCATTATATGGTAGATCTGGTCAACACAGACATGTGTATAGTTTATCCGCAATATCACCACATGCATATACATCATCTTTTAGAAAAATTTCTCGTTCATATGATGGACTTCTTTCAGATGAAATAGAAAATATAATTGTAAATGATCTTAAAGTACCAAAAGATAAATTTAAATTAACTGGCGCGCCGATTTCAAGATCAAAGGGTATTATTAATATTCAAGCACCTCTTAATGCAGCCAACTGGTTTCTTTCAAAGACATTTGATGAGAAGCTTGCGCCGTTCTTCTTATTTCAAACACTATGGGGTAATGTACAGTTATCATCTCTGTCATCATTCATTGAACAGAAGCCATATGGAGAATATATTTATACTAAAGGATTTGCAAAAAATGCACAGACAAGTGAGGATTATCTAGAAAGATCTAAGAGAATAATGGAGCTTGCATCTGATCTCAATATTGGTAAGATGTTTCAAGGTAAAGAAGGTGCCTTTGGTTCGAAAAATAATTATCTTGATTATACTTCAAAGACATATACAAATTATATCTATGAATATAATAAAGACTTACTATCAAAAGATAATTCTTTAGAAGACGGTACAGTATTATCTAAATCATTCCGTTCTTCATCCGAAGAGATTGGTACTCTATCGGAAGCACACTGTGAATACACAAGTATTAATACTGGCGCTTATAATACAGAGAAAAATTTTAATGCTCTGAGAAAAGAGACAAAGGGGATAACAAAGGCATATCATGAGGTACTTGATACTAAATCACATGAAATAGTATTATGTGGAGATATGGGATTGAATCCAGGTCGTGTTATAGATCTTAAATTTCAGAGAGCTATTGATCCACAAAGTATGAAAAAGATGATCGATAAAGATCCACGTGATTTATGGGATGAACACCTATCGGGTAGATATATGATTGTCTCTACGATTCATACCTTTAACGAAAGTAAATATTATACTAGTGTAAAGGTGAAACGTGATTCCTTTTCAATTGATATAAGTAAATAATATTATGCACGACGATTTTATATATGGTAAAGGATTTCACTGGTTCACTGGTGTCATCGAAGATATTAATGATCCCGAAGAGATGGGTCGTTATAAAGTAAGGTGTTTTGGTTATCATACAGAAAATAAACAGAATATCTCAACAGAAGACTTGCCTTGGGCACATGTAATGTTACCTATTACCTCTGCAAGTATGACTGGAATAGGTCAATCTGCAACTGGTATACTTCAAGGAAGTTGGGTAGTTGGATTCTTTCGAGATGGTACAAATGCACAAGATCCTCTTATTATAGGTTCTGTTCCATCTCGTGTAACTAGTGTTGCTAATGTAGAAGTTGGTTTCAATGACCCCAATGGCTTTTATCCAAGGGCATCTTATATAGCTGAAGATGTCGATACACCTCGTGCAGCTCGATCTAAATACAGTCAATCTCAACCTTATGTAACAAAGGAGGATATAAGGCAAGAAGAGATTGAAACTGCGATACCTCCGCGAGTTACTTCCATATCACCCGACAAAGATGATACCTATTATAATAGAAGTACTTGGGAGAATCGCAAACTTGAAGAGATTATTAATCCTGTCTATCCTGCGAATCATGTGCATGAGTCTGAGTCTGGTCATATAAAAGAGATTGATGATACTCCGAATTATGAGAGATTGTCTAACTTCCATACCTCTGGTACTTATGAAGAGATTGTATCTAACGGAGATAAGACCGTGACTGTTGTTGGCGATGAGTATGAGGTTACCTTTAAGAGTAAGAACATGTATATCAAAGGTAACGTGAACTTGACTGTTGATGGTGATATGAAAACTCTTGTCAAAGGGAATTACCATCTCGAAGTCGAAGGAGACAAAACAGAATATGTGAAAGGTACACGCACGAGTAAGATTGGTCAGAACGAATTAATCGAAATCGACCAAGAGCGTAGTATTAATGTAGCGGAGAATTTTACGTCACGCATAGGCGGTAATGAAATAAGGGATGTAGTGGTCGATAGCACAACCAACATCACTGGCAATCATAAACTTGCTATTATATTAAATTCTGATACTACAGTAAATGGTTCAAATAGCACTACAGCAATCGGCAATTTCACAATGACCGCAGGCGGTACTCTTACAGCAGTTTCTGATTCTACTATGAAACTTGACACAAATTCTGACATCGATATTGATGCACTGAATAATATTGTAATAACAACTCCATCTAATGTAGATATTGATGGTGCAAGAATTGACTTAAATTAATATGGCTATTAACTGTTCTAGTAACGCTAAGCTTGATGCTCTTAATGCGAAGAAAGATGCTCTGAATTCAAAGGTTGCGGAGATGCAATCTTTGGGAGCAGGTGCTATGGCAGATCTCAAAGCGAAGGCAGATGAGATGAAAGATGCTCTACTTGCTGCGGTTCCCAAGCCGCCCGCGATTCCGAATTTCAAAAAAGAACTTGATGGGTTAAAAGGCAAGGTGGGTAAAGAGCTTGCAGAAGCGAAGGCAGCATTTAAAGAACGGTGGGGCGATGCTCTACCTGATATCGATATAGATGGTCTTATGGATAAGGTGTCTGCGGCAAAGAGTTTAGTCGATAACTTTGAAGAAGATCTTAATGATTTCGTGAGCGGCGCTGTCAGTAATATTACGGGTGGTGTGCCGGAGTTCGATTTCTGTAAGGATGTACCCAATATCGACGCACCTAAGGTGAGTGCTGAAGGTAAAGTAGAAGAGGTTAAGATGAAGACTGAAGAACCAACTGTGGCTGCTGATATACCAGAGAAGGTCGCACCAGTTGTACCTACTGTTGTAGAGAAGGAGAAGCAGGTAAGCGAGTCAGGTCTAATCGAGAAATCTTTTTCAGAGTTGCTCGATGATCTAGCACCTTATAGGAAAGAGATTGATGAGCTGATTGCACCATTCTTACCTGCAATAAAAAAATACGCTAAAAGCGAAAAGAAAATGGCGCTTAATAAAAAATACAAAAAGCTCAAGGAGAAAATTGCAAAGGCAAATCTAAAGGAAAGTGAGTATTATAACTCTGTTGCTTCGAGTGCTGAAAAGGAACTGATTGAGGAAAAGTGGCAATATTACAACGACGGGAAGACGGCATTCTATAATAAAAAGCTTATCTTTCATTACTATACAATGCACATACAAGGTATGCAAGTTGGTATAGATGCAATGGAATTTCTGGCGGCGCAGCAGGAAGCTGATCCAAATGCAGAAGGACACGTGATGCATTACAACAGAATTACATTTAATAACGGTGTTGTGACAATCACCCCTGCGATTGTAGATGGTATGAAATGGTGGCCCAAGGTGAAAGAAATAAATTCACGATACGTAGATGCAGTCGAGGCTTTTAATAATTACAAACACTAGTAGTCATGATGGAGTATTAGTTGGTTATGCCAAGATCCAGCTTAAACATGAAGCTATTATAGATGATTTAAGAAAGTATAAGGCTTGATATGTTAGGTAAATTCTTATAAATAGATTATATGTCAAATGTACTCTCAGATTATAATAAAGATAGATCATCGAATGTGTCTAAGAGGGGATTATATTCAGATCTACCTATAAACTTTAAAGATGTACATCCTAACTATAAAGATATAATTGCATTAAAGGATATTGATGCTGTAAAACAATCTGTTCAAAATCTGATTCTCACAAATCGTGGAGAAAGACCTTTTCAACCAAAGGTAGGTTCTAATATCACGAGACTACTTTTCGAGCCTGCGGATGTATTCACAGCATCTGCTATTAAATCAGAAATAATTACAGTATTAAAAAGATATGAACCAAGAGTCACAGATATAACTGTTCAAGTTTTTGATAATTCTGATAGGAATGCATATAATATAATAATTGGATTTAGAGTTATTTTCTCAGAAATTCCCCAAGAAATTAATTTTTATTTAGAGAGATTAAGATAATAAATGAAACAGCTTAACGTAACAGAGTTAGATTTTGATCAGATTAAAAATAATCTGATAACATATTTTAAACAACACGAATCGGGTGCATATGAAGACTGGGATTTCGAAGGTTCAGGCTTGAATCAGATGCTAGATGTCCTTGCATATAATACACACTATAATGCTATTCTAGCACATAATTCTTTGAATGAATCATTCATTGATTCGGCTCAGATAAGATCTAATGTTGTATCACGTGCTAAACTATTGGGTTATACACCACGTAGTCGCACAGCATCGAGAGCAACGCTGGCACTTTCTTTTCCAAGTTCAATCAATGAAGGGAGAGAATCTTATACACTTATATCTGGTGCCAAATTTACAACGGTTCTAAATGATATAACATATACATTTATCACGGTTGAAGATTATACAGCTCAGCTTGATATAGTAAATGATGTATATTCTTTCCCAAATGTAGAAATCTATCAAGGTAGAATTAAGCATAACAAATATGTTGTTGATGATATTAATTTAAGTCAGAAATTTGAGATTGATGATGATACCATTGATATTTCAAATCTTGATGTAAATGTATATGAAAATGCAAGGAGTAATTCATTTCAAGCTTACATACCTTTCAATGAAATTGGTGGAGTGACAGGAGATTCTAATATATATTTTATAACTGAAAATTATTCTGGGAATTATGAAGTTTCTTTTGGAGATAATGTTTTTGGCAAGAAACCTGATAGATTAAATATTATCGATTTCAAATATATTAGCACACTTGGTTCAGAAGCAAATGGTGCTACCATATTCGATTGGGTAGGCTCAGGTATTTCTCCTAATATTACACTAATATCTAAATCTTCTGAGGGCGCTGAAAAAGAGGGTGTTGAATCTATTCGATTTAATGCACCACTTTCCTTTGTTGCTCAGAATAGAACTGTAACAATTGATGATTATAAATCAATTATTTCTCAGAATATTACAGGTATTCAAACACTTTCTATCTGGGGTGGACAGGATAACAATCCGCCAGAATTTGGAAAAGTATTCATCAGTGGTAAACCTGTCGATGGTGAAACATTAAGTGTTCAACAGAAGGACTCGATTGAATCTCTGTTGAAAGATAAAAAGATTATCGCCATCTTACCTAAGATAGTTGATCCAGAATATACATACTTATATTTTGATGTTTTATTTAAATATGATTCTAATAGAACTAGTTTATCTCGAGGTCAACTTGAGACAAAGGTTCGTGGTGTGATTGAAGATTATAATATAAATCAACTACAACAATTTGATAATATTTTTAGATATTCACAATTACTTTCTCTGGTTGATAATTCTGATTTTTCTATTTTAAATTCCTTTGTTCGTGTATTCATATATAAAGCACTTAATATAACCTATGGTAACTTGACACCAGTTGAATTAAATTTTGATATGGAACTTTATGGAGATATTGACGAAGAAGAATCTATTATCAGTTCTGATTCTTGGATATTTGGTGGTGTAGCATACAGACTCGCAGATGAAATTAAGAACGGTTCTATAAATGAGAGAAACATCTTTGCATACAGAGAAACTAGTTCGGGAGAAAGAATAAAGGTATATAAATCAATTGGTACAATATTCATGAAAGAGGGTATTGTAAAAATTAATCCACTTCCTGTTGAGCAGAATGAATCCATTAATATTTATGTTTCTCCTGCATCGAATGATATTGTTTCAAAAAGAAATAATCTTTTATCAATTGATATTGACAAAACTCAAGTTATAGCCGATGTTGATACTATTTCAGTTTCGGGTTCATCTGGAGCAATTGATTATAAAACCTTTAATAGACACCGCTAAGAATGGCTCATATCGCAATAGCATCTGCTTCTAATATAAGCAAGCCTCATAATACAGAGACTACTCGTGTCAACACGATAATACCTCAAGCAATAGTGAATAAGGCAAAGGGCCTTGTTACTCTTCTTGAAGATTATTATGATTATCTAAACACGAATGGATTGCCATCATGCGAAATTAATCGCATCATTGATAATCATGATATTGATAGAGTTTCTAACGAGTATCTTGATTCGATTGGTGAAGAGATTGCTAAAAATGTTCCAAATTCAAATGTATTGGATAAAGTTTCTCTATATAAAAAGATAGTAAAATTTTATTCAATTCGAGGTTCTGAAGATAGTCTATATACATTTTTCCGAATCTTCTTTGATGAGTATGCAAGTGTGACATATCCGAAGGAAAAATTATTTAAATTATCTGAAGGTGATTGGGAACCTAGTAATATCAAGGATGAGATACAATTGGTCGGTAATCTACTATCTGGTAAATTGACAAATGAATCGATTAATACCGTTTTTCAGATCAAGGATAATTCTGATGTTGTACTTGGAGAGGGTCAACTTTCTAATTATGTGAATGTAGATAAAGAGTTTGAATATGATAACATTACTGATGGTATGGTAATGGGGTTTGATTCTAAACAAAATACTACATCTACTAATTGGATATCAATTTCTGATTATCCTTGGGTTGGTACATTTCAAAATGGACTTGAATATCAACCAGAATCTCAAGATATAAGATTTGATGGTAGCAACGATTATATTAGTATAGGAAATAGAGGAACTGATATTCCTATTACAGATGAACACACGATTGTTGCAAGGATAAGAAGAGAAGACAGTTCTGGTACTTCTACACAAAATATATTCAGTGCAACCGAACGAGGAAGTCCATATGAAGCACACGAATTATACATAAAAGCATCAAACGGAAAAGTTGGTCGGTGGTGGAATAACATACGTAATCCTATGATTAAAGAATCTGGTAATAATATAAATATTTCAGATTTCAAAGCCACGACAGACTTCTATGGAGATCGAAGTGGTATATATTATAAAAATACTGCTTATGATGGAAATACTGGATTATATAATGGTAAGCCATTTTATGTAGATACAAATGTATTTTATACTAATGGATCATCGTCGACCCAGAATACTTATTCATTCGATGAAAATTCCGGCTTTGGAACTCCAAATAATTGGCCATGTGCAGTTATCTACTATGATGGAAATAAATGGATATTCAAAGGTGCAAGGAAATATATACTGGGTGTTGGACAAGGCCCAGATGAAGGTGTAATCTTATGTTATTCAGAAGATACAAGTGAAGATGTTTTCACTGCTGATATCGAATGGTTCAATGATCATTCTACATTGAATGCATTTGTAAATACACCTGTACCCAATTATGGATTTATATTTGCATCTAATACTAGTGTACCAGCTAATGGCAAATATTACACTGTTGCAATGATGGGTAAAAAAGCAAGAAAAGGTGGATATATTAAAGTTTCTGTTGATGGAGGAAATTTTGAAACCATTATCTCAGGTGATACAAGTGTACATTTAAATATTACTGATCAAACACCTATCAACATTGGTAGATGGACTGGTAATAAATATTTTTTCAAAGGGATAATGTCCAATATTCAGTATTATAATAGTTCATTGACTCCATCTGAAATACTACAGGTTTATAATTATTATTTGTCCGCTGCTTATAACTTTTATCAAATAGAATTCGATAATCAAGAGGGAAGTTTTATTAACGGTTCTACACTCATTGAGAAAAATGATCAAGCATATACACTCAATCTTCTAACAGGTCATGCTGTTGAAAGTTTCTGGACATTTGACGAACCAGAATTAGATGAATCTGGCTTTGGTCCAACAATTGGAATCAACGCGATATATACCACTGGATTCGCAGTGGATAAACAAAAGGTTTTGTGGGGCGATTTAAAATCGGACTTGTTCACCTCAGGTAACACGATACAGCACACATACACCACTAAAGATATTGGAAGTTATAATGATCGTCGGAGTTTTGCCTCTGATGTGAATAGATTACATGATGGAGATTTCTGGCAAGAGTTTTCCTATGTTGTGAATGTAGCATTGTCTTCTAATCAGTGGGAGAATGAATTCATAAGAATGGTTCATCCTGCGGGTTTAAAATTCTTTGCAGCTGTTCTATACATTCTTAATGTTGATAATAATTGGATCGGACCAAAGGTTGAATTTGATCAGGCATTAAGACAATATAAGAATACATTTGATCCAACACAATATAAAGGGAATTATCGTACTAATGATCCACTTGTTGATTTGAGATGGATGGAAGGATTGACACCACCATCGATATTAGATTCTGATGCCGATGCTCATC